CAGCCCACGCGGCACCCCTCGCGGCAGCCAACGCGGCATCCCACGCGGCAGCCAACGCGGCATCCCACGCGGCAGCCCTCGCGGCACCCCGCGCGGCAGCCAACGCGGCATCCCGCGCGGCATCCAACGCGGCATCCAATTCCGCGTCGGTCGCCTTGCCGGCGAGCCAGAGCCGTTTAACCTCAATCGCCCGCCATGAACGCGGATCATCGACCTTGGCGGCTTTTAGCGCCCGCTCGGCGCACAGGCAGGCAAACTCTTGCAGCATGTGGTCGGCGTTGGCGATCCATAGCACCTTGCGCGAGCTGGCGCACAGCTTGTCCTCGCCTTGGATGATTTCGCCGGACAGCTCCACCCGGCACAGCATCGGGCCAGGCGCGTATTGCAGGGCGTCCATCGGGTTGAGACTGGCGTGCATCCCGTTTTCGCAAAGTTGGAGCGGGCCAGTCGCCTTCAGCGTCTTGCCCTTGGCAATCGGCTCGTTGCTGTGCTGTGTTTTCAAATCAGCCTTGGCCCAATGCCAGGCGAGAATCTTCTTGGGTTTTGTTTTCATGTCATTGAATTGTTATTGTGCCTATACCGGTAAACCTAAACAGCAAGCCCAAACATGCAGCCAAAGGCCAGGCCAATACTGGCGGCGATGCCGGTCTGGGCGATGGCGGCCGGCAGGTTGCCGTTGGCCCATTGCTGGGCGACAAATGCGGGCGTGTCGCGCAGTAGGGCCAGCGCGTAGCAGGTTATACCTTGTCGCGGGGGCGATTCTGACAGGTTATAGCTTGCGCCGGGTTGAATGGAGGGGGCACGCCTTGCGCAACGCCTCTCCATGATCCACGCCAGGCAACGCTGGCGCTGCTCGGTGGCCTTGCGGGTTAGGTAGAGACGGGGGTTCATGGGGTGGCCTCCAGGGTGGCCAACAGGGCGCGGGCTTTCTCCGCGATGAGTGAAAGGCTGTATTTGAAGCAGTCCTCTCCGCCTTCCGGGTAAGCGGTTGCCTCCTCTCGGATGGCCTTCAACGCCTCCACCAGCGCCGCATGGCTGTTGCAGGCGCGGACGATAAAGGCGGCGTTGGCTGCCTCCACATCCTCGCCCCATTTGCATTTCGAGGGGCAGCATTCAGCAATACTCGGGGAGTAGTCGCAATCGCCCGTGTTGATTTCCCAGTATTTGCTGTTTCTAACAGCAAACCAAGGCGTCGGTGTATGCGCAGCTTTCCCGGCCGCGTGCGGGTTGGTGGGGGATTCTTGGGTTTTCATGGGGTTTTTATTCGATTGTTGGGGTTCCGGCCGCTTCAAATGCACTTCTGGCGGCAAATTCGTTTCCGGCATTGTCGAGGGCACGGCCGGCATTGTGTAAAAAGGACTTTAGGCGCTTTATCTCGGCGTCTGCCGCTTCCGCCCGGTCCAAGTATTCCTTTGCAAAGGCCGTTTCGCTTTCGATCTCCTTCTTTAAGTCGAGGATCTCGGCGGCAGCCTCTTGAACCATGCGGCGGAGCGTATCAACGCAATCGGGCATGGCTTCACGTTGGGCAAATCGCTCCTGTTCGTCTAAGGAGTGAAACGATTCTGTGCAGGATGAACGCTTGCAGATGCGGCAACTCATGGCGCGGAAACGGGTTGAGGGTTAAGGTGCGCGACAAGCTCCGCCCAGACCGGCTCGGCCAGGCGGTTCACGCGTTGCCTTTCTTCGTCAAAGGACTCGATTGCGATCTGTTCGCGTTCCTTGGCTTCAAACCGCAGCATCCTTTCAGATGCCGCGATTGCCATCCAGTGCGCTACCGTGTCAGTGTTCTTAATCATGCCGCGATCTCCACTTTGAGACCGTGTGAGTGTTCCGTGAAATAGGCCAAGTCTTTTTCGGCCTGTTCCGGGGAATATGCCGTGTATGCGGCGCCCTTCCTTTCAGTGGCTATAACGCTTGTGCCGGTGCCGTCACTGCGGCGATCTACGCTGTTCATCGAACGGCTGAACACGAAACGGCGCTTGCCGTCTAAGCATGGGATGGTGAATCGATAGGTTTTCATAAGATTGATAGCGCCACTCTAGATTCTGGCGGTTGTCGTTGTCATTGTAATTATGGGTTGAGGGATTGCGGGGGTTAAAAGTCAGGCGGCGAGCCAGCCGCGATAAGCCCGGACGCGCTTGGCATCCCGGAGCGTGCCAAGCCAGCCCCGGATTGACTGCCTGGCCATGTCGTCATGGCGAACAGACCAGAGGCGGCGGATTGAAACGGTGGCCAGAGTCTCATAGTATTCGACTTGGCGAAGGAGTAACATGCAGGGCTTTTGGTTCATGGGATTGCGGGGGTTAGGAGGAGATTTCAAAGATGCGTTCAATGGCCACGATGGGACCGCATGACCGGACGTGCGCAGGCAGGAATTGCGCGAAGTATTCGCTGGATTCCATCGGGTCCATTTCGGCCGATTCCGGGATTTCGGCCGTCTTGATCTTGACCGCGCAGCGCAGCAACGGACTGTAGCCGTTGGCGGAGTAATAGACCGTAAAGAGGTAACAGGTGTATTCGCTCATGGTTATTCCCTCCGGAAGTTGATGCCGTTTGCAGACTCCACAATCTGCCGAAAGGTGCGGTTATTGATGGCATATTCCATTTCGTCGGCATCCATGCCGCGCAGATGGTCAAGGGTTTCCGTCCAAAGGCGAAACCCGGCATCAGTGTTGAAGGTTTCCCGGATGCAGAAGTCCCGGAGCGAGTCTGCGAAATAGCCTTCAAGGAGGTTTGTGGATTGTGCTGTATTCATAAGATTCAATGCGCCTACTGTATTGTTACATGTTTACCCGCCCACAATGGGACACTAGCGCGGCGCCTTGTGCTAGTGCCCCGGCAGTTGTGGCGTGTTGCATGTGCTTTGTTTGGTTGTCCCGGGTTGCCCCGGGAAAGTGGTTAAGAATTGGCCTTAACGGTCTGGGCTGCCCATTCGCCATAGGCCAGGCAATCGGCCGGAGCCATGTCGGCATTGGCGGCCGAGATCCTGCGAGCCATTGCGGTTTGCTTGCTGGCATCGGCCAGCCAGTGCATCCCGGCAGCGCGTTGCATTTCGGCCATGCGCTCGTGCATGTCGGCAGCAACGGAGAATTGAGAGGAGTAGAAGTGCTGGATCTGGGTTTTCATGGTCTGTATTGCTTCGTTTGGTTGTCCGCTTGGGGGCGGAAAGGGTTAGTTGAAGGAAAAGGCGAAGGCTTCATCCCATGAAGCGAACTCCGGCGAAGTGTGGACCTTGCTCATCTTTCCGCTTTCCGAATAGGGGAAGAGACGGGACAGGTCCGAAATGCTCATCGCCTTGGCCTTGGCCGCCTCAATCACAATGCCGGCCGTTTCGCCTGCTTTGCCGGTGAAGCGAACCTTCACATACTTCGCCGGGATGCCGGCAATAGCGTTTCCGACTGAATGAAAGCGGACAGGTCCGCGAGACGTTGTGACTGTGATTTCGTTTTCCATGCCCACACTCTGCAACCACTCTCCCTACACTACAAGCACAAAGAGGCACAAGGGATGAAGTATATTTTCAGGGTGAAAGCAGATTGTTAGTGTGTTGGCACAGTGTATGCCCATTGCCTGCTTGCCGTATGGCTTATACTCGGGGGAATGGCTACAGCTACAGAGGAGAAAGACAAAGGGGGAAGGCCAAGAAACAAGCCAAGCGTGCCAGTTGAGGAGATTCCCATTGTGTCCCTTATGACCAAGGGCAGGCATCCACTCAGCAAGGCAACGGGCATATCTAAGGATGATGCCAGCACCATTCAGAAGGTAACGGGAATGACTGTTGAGGAATTTCAGGATACTCAACGGGCCAAACTTCAACAGGTGATGGAGCTAGCATTAGCACAGACTGAGCTGATGCTACCCAAGGCCAGTGCGTTGCAGTCCGCTACTGTGTATGGAATCTTAGACGACAAGCACGGCAGACCCAAGGCAGGCAACCAAACGCTGCATATCCACTTGGCTCCTGGTGATCGCATGGGCGCAATATCTGCCCTGCTTGGGAAGCACGGGGAAAGGGTTTCCGGCAGAGGAGACCCAGTCTCAACAAGGAGCGACTCAGTCTCAACTGGCCCGGTGATCGACCTGGGAACCCCGGAACCTGGACCCCTTTTACACACAGGTGATTCACAATCACCCACTAAGTTACCTAAGTAATTGAATATGAACACTGGCAATGATGGTGATGCAGGCGATGGTGCAAGGTCTATCAGCTTCCGAGAGCTGAAACGCAAGGCGCGAGCGGTCAAGAGCAGGCCGAGGCGCAAGCAGACCGGGGGGAGGGGGTCCGCCCCAGGCGCAGAGGCGAACACTCACATTGATATACTCGCTTCCAAGAATATCTTACAAAAAGACTCCCCCGCTTCCCCGTCAGAAATCCACCCCCCTATTTCTGACGAAACCCCTCACGTTTCCGTCGCCGTCAGCCTCACCCGCGAGGATCGCTGGCGTTCCGATGGCGATATTCAGGCCATAGTTCGTGGCAGGTCGTTGAATCCGCGCATCTTGGAGATTTTGCTGCCCAATGGTGGCCGGGGGAGTGCGATTGTGAAGCCGGATGAGCATAAAAAATTCGGGGCCAAAAAGCCGGTATGGGTTCGGAAGGACGACAGAGGCAAGCATTGGCTGGTTGTCGGCCGGTATAGCCAGTGGGGCGTGCGGTGCGAGTGAGTAAGCCCGTGCTGTCACTGTCGCAACACGGTTTGACCCGCCGCCAGGATGCCGATTCCGGCCATTCCTGTGGCCTATACGGGCATTTCGGCCTAATCGCGTAGCATGGCAGCCCCGATCATCTACGCCGACAGCCTGGTGCCCGACTTTGGGCTGCCGTTCAACGATCAGATGGTGGAGGCATTGAAGACGGCGCCCATCGAGGTGGTGCAGGACACGCTCCGCAAGCAGCAGTTTGACCCGGTGACGATGGGGTGGCGGCTACCGAACTGGGATAACGTGTTGGAGCACTGGCAGACGCATGTGGCGCATGTGGTGCTGGGCGGGAACCGATCGTCCAAGTCAGCCCTGATGGCCCGGATCACCCTGTATCTGGCCATGCACATCCCCGGCGCCCGTATCCGGTGCTGGTCGATGAACGAGGAGTCGTCCGTCAATGACCAGCAGCGGGTTATCTGGGAGAACCTGCCGGACGGTTATAAAAATTTGCCCAAAAAGCGGGCCACGGATGCGAAGATCAGCTACACGCAGGCCAACGGCTTTACAGGGGGCAAGCTCATCCTGCCCAGCATCAAGCAGGGCTACCCCGGCAGCGAGATCATCTTTCAGACCTACCGCTCATGGATGAACGATCCCCAGGTAGCAGAGGGTTGGTGGGCTCACTGGATCTGGTGCGACGAGGAGTGCCCGCTGAAGCTGTTCTCGACCCTGCTGTTCCGCCTTTACGATGCCCGGGGCCGCATTGGCCTGTCCTTTACGACCCTGAATGGCTGGACGCCGCTGGTGGCCGATCTGTTGCAAGGGGCCAAGACGGTCAATAAGCGCCGTAGTGAGCTGCTGGGCCGGGACTTGCCGGTGCTACAGGAGAGCCGCCGCGCCCGGACGATCATCCACTACTTCTGGACGCAGGACAACCCGTTCATCGGCTACGAGGAGTTCCTGTTGGACATGAAAAGCCGGCCGGAAGCTGAGAAGCTGGCCCGTGCCCATGGGGTGCCGACCAAGAGCCGGGCTAACCGTTTCCCGCTGTTCAACAAGGACGTTCATGTGGTGAAGCATGAGGATATTCCGGCGGTAAAGAACCCGCAGCTGCCGGTGACATGGCTGACCGCCAATGACCCGGCCGGCAGCAAGCCCTGGTGTATGGGGTGGGGCTGTGTCGATGCCGCCGGGCGCCTATGGATCGTGGCGGAATGGCCGGATGTAGCCACCTTTGGCGACTGGGCCGATGCCGGCGGGGAAGACGGTGGCAAGCCCGGTCCCGCGCAGAAGCCGCTGGGCTACGGCATCAACGACTACGTGGATGTGATTGCTGGGGTGGAGGGCAAGCTACCCGGCCCGCCCAACCGCCACCTGATTGACCGGGCAATCGACCCGCGCATGGGTGCTAGTGAGATGCAGGGCGAGAATGGGGCCGAGACGATCATCAGCCGGCTTGATGACAAGGGCCTCGTTTACCTGCCGGCCCCGGGCAAGCAGATCGAGGACGGGGAGCAGCTTATCAACGACCGCCTGGCCTACGATGCAAACCGCCCGGTCGGCGTGGACAACAGCCCGAAGATGTTTGTGAGCGACAGGTGCGGCCAGCTGATCTACGCGCTGGAGAACTACGCCGGCATGGGGCCGCATGAGCCGACGAAAGATCCGGTGGACTGGCTGCGCTACATGCTCCAGTCCGGGGCGGATTATGTTGATCCGAAGGCCAAAGTGGTCAGCGGCGGCGGGAGCTACTAATTTATGAAACAAGTCATCATTGGTCACTACAGCCTTGGCCCGCAACAGGTTCATCTAGTTCTGCGCGAGGGTGACGGCGGCGAGTTCTATTCCCAGCCGGCAGATGGCGAGGTGCCGCGCATCAAGGTCGGCGCCGATTACAAGTCATGGAGCAGCGTCGTTGGGGTCCTTCACCACGAAGCCATGGAATTTGCCATGACTCAGACACGAGTGCGCTATTCGCCGTCCCCAGACTATTCCTGTGGGCACGATGGTTATGTGTTCATCATGACGCACCCACAGTTCTCGGAAGTCGGCGCCAGGGTTGGTGAGTTCTTGGCGGATTGCCTGCCGGATGTGTCGCGGGCGTGGTCTAGATGGCAGAAGGCGGCCAAGCGAAACAGTCGGCGGTAAACCCGTGTCTTCCCATTGCGTGTATAATGGGCCACTAATGGACACCGCCCAGGACGACGCCAACAGCCCGGATTTTCAGTTACAAGAGGCGGATAGTGGTCCAAACATGTTCCGGTTGGCGCGGGCCTATCAGCAGGTTTGCACGGACCTGAATCCCCGCATCCGGCAGGACGAGCTGAACTACGACACCCGGCACTGTGTATGGCCCGGGCAGTCAGCCGACCAGCGCAAGAACGCCGTCCGTAGTGGCGACACCCAGCCCTTCCCGTGGAAGGGCGCCAGCGACCTCCGGGTGCATGTGGTGGACGAGATCATCAATCATGGCGTGGCCATTGATGTGATGGCGCTGGCCAAGGCGAACGTCCGGGCCGTTGCCGTGGAAGGCGGGGATCTGGCCAAGGCTGCCATCGTTTCCAACTTCATGCGCTGGCTGGTCCTGTCGCAGATGACGGAACTGCCGGACGAGGCTGAGGTGCTGGCGAACTATCGCCGGGAGCGTGGCCTGGGCATCCTTGGGGTGTTCTGGGACAGCCGGGTGCAGAAGACCCAGCAGAAGATTTCACTGGCCGAGATTGCCGATACGGCGCCCGATGTGGCGACCGCCATCCAGAATGGGCTTTTCCCCGAGGAAATAGCTACCCTTCTCCGTCAGTTCTTTCCCGAGATCAGCGCCAAGAAGGCGAAGCGCATGGTCAAGGAGTTGGCGGAGAACGGCGAGACAACGGTGCCGTTCACGATCCAACAGGTGAACCGGCCGATGGTCCGGGCCTATGCGGTGGGCGAGGACATCTTCCTGCCGCCGAACACCACCGACCTCCAGAGCGCCCGCAGTATCTTCCGCAAGGCCCTGCTGTCGCCGGAAGCCGCCCGGGAGAAGGTCATCAGCGAGGGCTGGGACAAGGACTACGTGGAGGATGCCATTGAGCATTGCATCGGTGCGGCGGAAATGACTCCGCAGTTCACCACGGGCAACGTGGATACCCGGTTTGGCACGGAGCGCCTTGGCGTCAGCAGCAGCGACATCCCGGCCGGTCTGATTGAGTTCGTCTATGCCTACGAGCGGCTGAGTGATGAGGACGGCGTGCCGGGCATCTATTGCACGGTGTTCTGCCCCAGCCTGCATCTGGCCAATGACCAGGAGGCGGAAAAGCAGTATGCCAAGCATGAGTTGCTGGGCTACCGTGACGGCGAGTATCCCTTTGTTGAGTTCCCGATTGAGAAGCTGTCCCGGTTCCTGCTGGACACTCGCGGCCAGCCGGAAGTTCTCCGTGGCGACCAGGATGCCATCAAGACCGAGGTGGACGCCCGGCGTGATAACGCAAGTCTATCCACTTGTCCGCCAGTTACGCATCCGGTGGGCCGTGAGCCGGGCCGGATTGGACCCGGTGCCATGGTCAGCGAGCGCCGTCCCGGTGAGTATGGCTACATGGCTGTGCCACCGGCCCCGCAGGCTTCCGTGGAGATTCAGGGCAACATCGAGGCGCGGACCCGAAAGTATGCCGGCCGCCCGACCGCTGAGGACACGACCAACGAATGGCAGGTCAAGCAGCAGAAGCAGATTGCCTACGGCTGGCTCAACAAGTGGCAGATAGTTTTCCGCAAGGTGTTCACCTTGCACATGCAATACGGCCCGGACGAGGAGTTCTACCGTGTTATTGGCCAGCAGTCCGACAAGCCGAGCAAGTTCAACAAGGCCGACTTCAACGGGAAGTATGACCTGTATTTGGCGTATGATGTCCTGAACAACGACCCGGAAATGTGGCAGGCCAAGATCAAGGCCATGGGCGAGGTGGCTGCCCAGTTCGACCGGAACGGCCAAGTGGACTACTCCAAGCTGCTCCAGAAGGCGTTCGACATGATCGACCCGATCCTCGCGGAAGACGTGTTGGTGCCGCAGGAAATGGCCGCCCAGAAGGAAGTCACTGAGACGCAGGGCGACATCAGCCGCATGTGGGCCGGTGTGGACCTCGATGCCCCGCAGACCGGCATCAACCCGGAACTGCGCCTACAGGTCATCAAGAACTGGATGACCGGCGTGCCGGACAATCCGGCCGTCGATGTCCAGGCCCGTGTCATGGCCGACGAATCGCTGCGCAAGCGCATTGAGCGTTACAGCCAGCAGCTGCAATTCCAGTTGGATCAACGCGAGAACGCCCAAATCGGCCGTATCGGGACCGCTCCGGCCGGGAGCGTCGGCGCATGAGCAATAACGACCAGGAATATGACCGGGATCTGATGCTTGCCCTCACGGCAATGGCCAGCCTTCCGCAGTGGCCCGTGTTTGTGCAGGCGTTCAAATCGCGCAATGACGATTGGAATGAAGATGAGTCTCGGCCGCCCGTCTATCAGAACCACGCAGAGCTGGTTCAAGTCACGGCCCGCGCTGCCGAGAATCGCTATTGGATAGAACTTTTTGAGTCAGCCGAAAAGAAGGCAACTGAGCCGGATTCCCGCGTCTGATATAATCACACTCTCGCAGCACAGTGCTGCCGCTACTTGGGATGCGTCAATCCCATGAGAAACTTGGCGGTTTCTTAGGTTACGCTGAAAAACCTATGGAGAACGAAGTCACGGTGGAGCCCTTGCCGGCCACCACGGAGCAATCCGATGCAGGCATGGAGGGAAATGTCAGCCAGTCGCAATACGCGGCGCAACTAGTCGAGAAGGCCATGGCGAAAGCTGCGGCGGACAAGACCGAGGCGGCCAGCGAGGCGAAACCGGCGGACACAATCGAGGAGGACGACGAGGTGGAGCAATCCACTGACAAGCCCGCCGAGGTTGCGGAGGAAGGCGACAAGACCGAGGGCGACGAGCAGCCCGAGGATCAGCCGGAATCCGAGGAGGAGCCAGTTCTTTCCAAGCTCGACCCAAAGACACAAGAGAAGATCCAGAAGCGAATCGGCAAGGTCACGGCACGGGCCAAGACCGCTGAGGAGCGGGCAAGCAACGCAGAGGCGAAGATTGCAGAGCTGGAAGCCAAACTCAGTTCAGCCCCGACCGAGACGGAGCAGGCGCCGGTAGTCGTCCCCACGGATGACCCCACCGACCGCACGGCCACCGCCAAGAGCGAGGATGAACTGGCCAAGCTGGAACAGGAGGCGCAGGTAGCCATCGACTTCGTAGAGGCAAATCACAAGGCCATCACCAGGGCCATTGCCAAGGACGAGGAGGTGGTGGTGATCGGTGGACGCGAGTTCAAGGCCGACGACCTGTTGGATTACTCCCGGGAAGCCAAGCGCCACATTGAGCGCCTGATTCCCCAGCGCCGGACGTTCCTCAAGGAGCGGGCCACGGCCACCAGCGAGGCGAAGACCATCCTACCCGGCCTGTTCGACAAGAGCACGGCCGAATACCAGGAGTTCGCCAGCTTCCAGCGCAAGTATCCCGCGATCCGCAGCGTGCCCGGTGCCGAACGGCTGTTCGCCCTTGCCAAGATTGGCGAGAAGGCGATGGCCGACCAGAAGGCGAAGGCAGCGGTCCCGACAAAGAAGGCGTCAGCGGTGGCGCCCAAGGCAGGGGCCGATACCGGAGCAGCGGCCAGTGCCGCCAAGCCCCGGGGCAATGCCAGCGGCGAGACGGGTCAACTCAAAGTGCAGTTGGGTCAGGCGCAGAAGAAATTCGAGGCATCCCGTTCCCAGTCCGACTACCAGCAAGTGCTCATTCTCCAGAGTCGTTTGAAAAAATCAACCTAACATGGCACAAGCCACTACATACAATATCGGTTCCAACCGCGAAGACGTTCTTCAAGGTTTTACCATGGTCGAGCCGGAGGCTACTCCGATGCTCTCGATGCTCAAGAAGGGCCGTGCGCCCAAAGCGTCCTACACTGAATGGGTCGTTGACGACCTTTCCGATCCGGTCCTGACGGCCGTTGAGGAAGGTTCTGACGTTACCTCCTTCGCCAACCCCGGCGCCAACCGTGCCCGTATCGGCAATCATGTCCAGCGCCAGGACCGTTCGTGGTCGGTGTCGGATCTTGAGGAGCTGGTCGAGGACGCGGCTGTGGCCAATCAGGTTGCCACCGCCAAGTCCAAGAAGCTCATCGAGCTTCGCCGCGACATGGCCTCCGTTATCGGTTCCGACCAGGCCAATCAGGCTGGCGGCGGCGGTTCCGGTGCGGCCAAGTGCCGTGGCATGGGCCAGTGGGTGAACAACACCGCGCAGACCAACAACCCGGTCCCGGCTTCGTTCCTGACCCCGGCGGCCTCCATCAACACCACGGCGGCTGCCTCCTTCGCGGAGTCGGATGTCAACGGTGTCCTGGAGAGCATCTACAGCCAGACCGGCACGCTTGAGAACTTCAAGCTGTTCGCCGGCACCTCGCTGAAGAAGGAGTTCTCGGACTTCTCCCGCACCGGCAGCGCCAACGGCGTCTATCGCGTCAATGAGGATGTCAGCTCGAACAAGATCACCCGTAACGTTCTGCGTTACGAGGGTGATTTCGGCACGCTCGATGTCATCACCGACCTGTTCCTGGCCAAGGACGGTTCCGCCGCCTCCCAGGGTATGCGCGGCTACGTCATCAACCCGGACCTCGTTGAAGTGGCCTTCGCTGATGGCCCGTCCCACTACGACCTCGAAGACGAGGGTGGTGGTCCCCGTGGTTTCTACAAGGCGTGGTATACGCTCCGCGTGAGGAACCCGCTCGGCCTCGGCAAGTTCGCCGCGACCGCCTAACCCCTAACCAGGAGCACCAATACTATGGCACTCAAAACATCCATCCTCTCTCTTGAGGAACAGGCCAAGACCGGGTTCACCCACAAGTCCGTCATCACCTATAGCGACATCGCTACGGCTGGTGGCGCGAATACTGCGGTGACCATGAGCTTGCTGCCTTATTCGGCCGGCACCGCCTTCCAGGCTGCCGCCTACAAGATCGTTGGCACCGGCTTCGTTGGGCCTTCCGTCACCAACCTCACGGTCATCGTGGGCTGGAATGGCGGCACGACCGATGACGATAACGGTCTGATCGAGGCGTCGGAAATCGCTACCGCTGGCACGGAGGTTCTTTACCTCCTTGGCAACGGCGAGGCGTTTGCGACCAAAAAGAGCGGCTACGTCGCTCTCGACGCGGGCAGCATCCAGGCGGTCTTCACGGCCACTGGCGCGAACCTCGACGCCCTCACGGCGGGCGAGATCCACATCTACCTCAAGGCTGTGGACCTGACCGCGTATTAAACCCGTGTAGTTACTCTGCCGTCATCCTCCGGGGTGGCGGCAGACCCCTTTCAAGACCCACATGAACAATATCATCATCCCCAAATTCCGGGACAAGACCGACACCGCATGGTGGGACGGCGTGATGAAGGGTATCCATCTGGGCATCGGCAAAGAGAAAGTCCTTCAGGAGCAGCGCATGAAGGACAATGCACGGCTGGAGGCGATGACGCCCCGTAAGACCGTGGAGGGCTTGGGCCAGCTGACGGCTGTGTTCGACCTCCAGAATTACCTCCGCTGGGACGCGGAGCACCCCGGCTGCTGGGGCGACAAGCAGTTTGGCCGCGAATTTATCCGGGACAACCCCGAGGTGCGGGCGGCCCGGCCTGACAAGAAATACTACTGAGTCATGTCAAACCGCACGCAAATCTATAGCCGGTATCTGACGCGCTACCAGACGCTCACTGGCACCGACAGCATGACGGCGACCCAGACCGCCGCTGCCGCCCAGTTCTTCGCCAAGGCCATGCGTGCCGGATGGGAAGCCTATCCGTGGCCCTGGTCAACCACGGTGGATGAGCGGACGCTGGATGTCACCGACCACATCGACTACGACCAGACCGGCGAGGAGCGCATTGCGGAAGTGTTCGCCGTTTACAGCGACGATCCGCAGTCGAGCACCGGCTTCTATAACCTGTCCTACACGCTGGACGGCGACGGCATCCTGTTCGGCGGGGCCAATATCCCGACCACGGCCTGGGTCTATTACCGCAAGGACTGCCCGGACTACCGGGGTGACGCCTATAACGCCGGCACGGCCTACGTGGCGGGCGACCAGGTTTACTACAGCACGACTGGCGATTTCTACGTCAACATCCTTGCCAGCACGGGCGTTGCCCCGACCACCACGACCAACTGGACCCGCCTCACCGTCCCATGGGACCTGTTTGAGTATGCGACCCTGGCTGCCTGCGGCGACCTCCTGACCCAGAACGGGCAGAACGACCGGGCCGACAAGCTGGCCGCCCAGGCGCAGGACGAACTCTTGAAGCAGATCGAGAAATACAGCCGGCAGCAATCCTACCGGCCCAACAAGCAGACCTTTTTCACTCACGGCACGCAGCAACTCAGGAACACATAAACCATGAACGGCAAAGTAACCAACTTCCAGACCACCGAGATCGACCTCCAGCTCACGACCGACACCAACATCTACGCCAGCGGCGACGTGATGGTTGTCACCGTGGCCGTCCCGGTCCTCAGCACCACGCAGAACGTCAAGAACCTGCGCCTGCGCATCGACCAGATGAGCATTATCGACAAGGACATCCAGAATGGTGCCTTCGATGTGGTGTTCCTCGATGCCAACAAGTCGCTGGGCACCATCAACGCCGCTGTGTCCATCAGTGACGCCGACGCCCTGAGCATCGTCAAGACGGTGAGCGTCAGTGCCAGCAACTATACGACCCTGACCCCTGCCGGCAACAGCATCGCCAACGTGGAGTTCAACCCGATCTACATCACCAGCACCGACCGGAACCTCTACATCGGCCTTATCAGCCGCGATGCGAAGACCTACACGGCCTCCGGCCTGTATCTGCGCCTTGGCGTCTGCGTTCTCAACCAGGATCTCTAAGCCATGCAACTGCCATGGCAGAAAAAGCCGCTGGCGCTGAATAGTCCGCGTGACTTGCCCGGCCTTGCCCTGTGGCTGGACAGCAAGGACGTGTCGAGCCTGCGGAATGACGCGGGTGCCCAGCCCGTGACCACGGACGGCATCAAACTGGCCAGCGACAAGTCCGGTAACAGCTCAGTGAACGTGCTGTGCTTGAATGGGGTGGAGGGGAATTATGTGAGTGCGCCAAATGCTGTTCCACTTCAAATTGTCGCGGATATTGATGCGCACACCTGCGACAATTCGTCACATTACTTAACATTGCTATCTAAAATATACTGCTAATTTGTCATGATGTAAGTACGAAAGCGATTGCTGT